ATGACTGTTCAAATTTCTGGCACACCCAACCCACAGGCGCTGGCAGTGCTGTATGAAACAGTTGCCAAGTGGATCGAAGACGGCTGCCCCTGCTACCAATGCCAGGAGTGTTTTTCACCCCTGAATACCGCAGAAGAACGCGATGCGCATTTTTGCACAAGACACCTTGCCACCCGCCACGTGTACACCTATGAAGAAGCACTGGAATCTATTCGCCGCGGGAATGAACGAAGGGCAAAGAGGCAGGCGCGCGCAGGAGCAGGAAAGCCATGAGCGGGGCACCACACTCGAATATGCGTTATCGCGTATTGGGCGCGATCAGAATCTACATGGAGAAGAACAAGGGGAAGTCTCCGCCGATGGGAGTGCTGGGGAAGGCGTGCGAGATCAAGAATGACGCCACGGTATTGCATTATTTGAAGCAGTTGGAACAGGAGGGGTTGATCAAACGGCTGCCGCTGCGAGGTCATGTGCGACCGATCGTGCTGCGCGGGCCGGCATCGTTTATGCGGCTGCCGACGATGGCGCGCAATCGCCCGCTGAAGCAGGAGAAAAATACAACCCGACGAAAACAACGAGAGCAGGACTGCTTCGAGCAGGCGGTGGCGATGGGCAAGGCGCGCGACGAAGCGGATGCGTTACGGCGGGCTGATGGGGAGAGCGTGCTGCATGACAAGTACAGCCTGTTTCGCAATGGTCAACTGCGGGCGTGCAAGGTTGGATGAGCTTTTAGCGGTTGGCTTTCACGGTGGTCGCGCCCTTCGGAGTCGCTCAGGACAAGGTTTGTTGGTTCGGTTCATGATCGAAGAATAGCAATTATTGGAAGGAGTTGCAAGCAATGGATACGAATTGGCAGGCATTTGGCATTGTTTTGGCTGTGTTGGTTTTCTCGGCAGTGGTTGCGTTTTTGACCCGACTGATGGCAACACACAAAATTCAGGGGCAGACCTTTGCGATGGTGGTACTGGGAGTCTCTGGTGTGGTGACGCTTACGGGGTTCCGCGTGGGATGGGATGTGGTTGGGTTTCAGGCGGCGTGTTTTGCCGTTGCCGCGCTGCCGATGGGCATTGAATATTACAGCCGACTGATCGCCGAGCAAAAGAAGGCGAACGAGGAAGCGGAGAAGCTGCTCAATGGGAATTCCAGCACAAATCGGTAAGAACCAATATAACGCGACACTGCGCGAGGCACAGCAGGCGAACATCAACATGCGGAACGTTCTGCGGCGGTTGATGAGTGAAGCGCCGAACAACCTGATCAAGGCGCTGGTTGGTCAAGTGGCGATGGAACTGAGTGAGAACGACAACGCGCTGAATAAATTGTATGAAATCGGGAAGACCTTGAAAGATAAGTGAGCCCCGTTTTTTGGAAGGGAACCTTACCAACTGAATAATCCCCGAAGCGTAACCAGCCGACCACGAAAGGCGGCGAAGGCTAATCGGTGCTAACACGGACTCGATAGAGGCAACCGAGCGGCGGGAAGTTTGAAATTATGAATTCGGAATTATGAATTCTGAATGCCGATGTAGCTCAATGGCAGAGCGTTCCCTTCGTAAGGGAAAGGTTGCAGGTTCAAGTCCTGTTTTCGGCTCATCCATTAGAGACCCACGCAAGCCTGTAGGCATGGCGTCCCGAACTTTCCATGCGATTTCGGGACTGTTCCCTCGATGACTGGACACGTCGAGCGGTGAAAGAAGTCTGTGAGTGTGGCAGGGTGTGGTCTCACCTAACCTTGATGTTTGTACGAATGGGAGCGGCGCACGTGTGGCGTCCAGGAGGGAGGCTGCTCCCACTTTTTGGTCATTACGGGATCGCACCCCGTTTGGCACTTCGCACGCTCAGTGCAAGTGTACGCATCTCTCCTCCAGGGCGGAGGGGAGGATCTTATAAAAATTCTTATTTGCTATGGAAGGAGCAAACATGGAACAGATTGCACTTGAAAAGATTTTGGATAACCCATACCAGGACCGCGGCAGCTATGAAGACATCGCGGAACTTGGACGCACGATCGCGGTGAACGGGTTGGAGCAAACACCCAAAGCCCGTCTTATCGGGGACCGTTATCAGTTGAAATTCGGTCATCGACGCAAACGCGCATTTGAATGGCTGCGTGACAACTTCAAGAAAGAGGGCCTGCCTGATCAGTACGGCGGATACACGGTCATGCCACTGGTAGTGGAAGAGATCACCGATAAGGAAATGTTCGATGGCGTTGTGATCGAGAACGTACATCGCGATGATTTGAAGGTGACCGAGAAAGCGCGGCTGCTGCGTCGCTACAAGGAAGTAAATCCAGATGCGACAAGCGAACAGATCGGGATGGTCTTCAATATGAACGGTGCCACAGTGCGCGGCATGGATATCTTCCTCGACCTGCCAGAAGCGGTACAAGCCAAGTTGGACGATGGCACGATCTCAATGAGCACAGCGCGGGCCCTGCACTCGATGCAGAAGATCACTTCCGAAGCGAAGATCATCGAGACGCTCAAAGCGATAGAAAAGGAAAAGGGGGAGACCCTGCCAGAAGAAGTGATAGAGGACAAAATCTCCCGCCTTGAAAATGTAGTGGATATGTGGAACGACCATCATCATCACGACGGCAAACCGCGTGCAGGGTACCACGGCTGGCCGTTGGATATGAAGAATTTGCCCAGCAGGCTGCTGCCCATACTGAGCAAGGCTGACATTGCGGGCGCATTCTGCAAAGATGACAAGCAAATCTCCGACGAGATCACAAGAGGTTTCGATCGAAGACGCGCTCAGTTTCTGGAAGGTAAATGTGCACGTGCCGTCAGGCGTTGGGGAGAAAATCACCCGAGTGGTTGAGCATCTTCTCAACCCACCTGCTTGCACTGCCTGCCCGTTTTACACCAAGGTACGCGGGAGTCATTACTGCGGGATGAATATCTGTCACGCACGCAAGAGCATTGCGTGGAGTGATCATATGGTTGAGGCAGCCAGCAAAAGCACCAAGATCACGATCTACGCAGAGAAGGATGGAGCCTTTCGAGTCCTCCGTTATGACGATAAACAACTGGTCGAAAAGAAGCATAAGGATTTGCGGCTAATTCCGAAGCGCCAGATCAATGGATATGCCTATCAGAGCTTCAAGGGATTGGACGACGACCTGGTTGTGGTTGTGGCGACTGGTGATGCGCTCAACCAGATACACCGCTCGACGGGTGGTACACAGGGCGGGAAAAAGACCGAGAAGGAAAAAGCGGAGATGCGCGCACTGAAGCTGTATCGAGTGAAACGCAAGGAATTGCTGTGGGCGTTTACTGCGTGCGCCAAGTCGATGTTCGATGCCGTGCCAGGTAGTGTTTTGGAGCGAGTGAGTAACTGGCGTTTCACGGGCGTAGATCAACTTCCTCCGATAGAGGTGCCGTCCGAAAAGGATAAGGATGCCTTTGGTGAATATCTACGCAGATTGATAGTGTGGAAGATGATCGAGGAGCGCAGTTCCAGTTATAGGCGCGAGAAGATGACAGCCATCCTCGACAACCTGGAGAAGTATTCCAAGAATTGGGAAGTGAAGATTCCGACACCGCTCAAGAAGATGGCGGAGCAGTTTGATGCTGAGATCAAGTCTGTTTCCGTGGAAACAGAGAAGAAGGGCAAGGTAAAGAAATGACACATCCAATCCTTATGACTGTCCAAGAGTCTGTACGTCGCGCACATTGCAGCTTTTGCGGCGGGTTGGGCGCCGACGGCAAAGCAGAGACGGTGGTCACGCCGATTGGGACACGATATCGAATCCCATTGTCACATGAGTCTTGCAAGCGGTCTGCTCTCTCTCTCTCTCTCTCTCTCTCTCGATGAACCACGCCGCGCAGCGAAGAAAGCGCGGAGGAAAAGGAGCGATGAATGAAACCAAGTGAAACTTACGAAAAGATGTTGGAGGAACTCGCAGCAGGAGAGATGACCGCTTTACAGCGGAAGATTTTCGACCTACTGCGTGACTACCCACAGGGCTATACACGCCAGGAATTGGTGTGCGCCATCTTCGGGTACATGCCAACCAAGATCGACGGCAACACGGATGATCGGAAAATCCGCAAGGCAATCGAGCGGCTACGCAAGCGGCTGTTTCCGATTGTGTCTACCAGCGGGAAGCCTGGCTATCGGCTGGATGTGAGCCGCGAGGCAGTCCGCAAGATGCTGCTGGAATTGGAGAGTCGCAAGGCGCGTCTTCAAGAGCAGATCGAGGCGGTGTCGAAGTTTTATGAAATGCCAACAACCTACCGCCCTGATCCAGCTGCAGTAAAGCAGATGGAGTTGGCGATATGAATAAACCGCGATGCTCAAAGTGCCATCGCCCGCTTACCGATCCCTTCTCGATCGCAATTGGGATGGGTCCCGAATGCAGGGGCGGGCTTTCGAAAAAAGGCTGGAAGTTCCCGAAGCCGAAGTACCGGGTGCGCGGCGGGCGCGTGGTGCTGGTGGGCATGACGGGCAAAGTGATCGAGCCGCCAGCGGTGAACACCGAAGCGCTGCCAAATAAAAACCGAAAATCAAAGGTCGCTGAGGTGCGTGATGTTGACAAATAGCAAAGTGACGACACCGATTGGCAAAGGCATAGTGCAGGGGTCGTTTGCGGTGATGTCTGGAACGGAGACGGTGACGCGCGGAGTGATGGTGCGGCTTCCGATCAACGAGCAGACACGCGGCGAGATGAAGAAGTCGAATTGCCTGACGCCGCAGGCAGAGATCAGCGGGTTATGGGTATTCAGCGAGGATGAGGTGATGGGATGACGACGAATCAGCGATTCGGCGGATCAGCGAGTCAGTTTGCAGCGGCGGCACGCATGGCTGCGCTCAGCACAGACAAGCCAAAAGTTACCTACGATGGCAAGTCCACGTTTACTACGCTGTGTTTCGGGTGCTGGCTGCCGACGCCGCATTATATGGATGGAGATGCGAGCGTTTGCATCTCGTGCGGGCATAAGAGCAATGTCACCATACGATCTACTGAAACCTCTTGCCTGGGTCGGTGAGGATAAATCCGACCGACTATTGATCTCGGATGTGACCAAGTACGGTTTGCACAGGACCGTAGTGGCGCGGAAGGGCGAGGTGATGGACATCGAGACATGGCAGCAGGTGGTTGCCAGTGAGGCGCGAGGGAATGCGGTGGAAAGTTTCCTCGTTGAGATCGATGAGTTTTTTGTCTTGTGGATGATCTGGAAGGAGAAGAAAAAGTGAAGGCGAATACTTTTGTGAAAGTTGCGCTGTTCCTTGTGGCGCTTACGGCATTGTTTTACTGGCAGGATGTTTGGGCATGGGTGAGCGCTAAAAGCGCCGTTGAACTGGCTGGCGATATCCTCGGTTTTGCCCTGAAGTGGTTTTATCTCGCGCTGTTGGCATTCCTGCTGACGACCATCCCGCATTACATAAAGCCGTGGCTGCGCGTGTGGCGAAAGAAAAAACGACAGGAACGCAGGCATTACCGCTTTGATCATGACCAACTACCGACCACGCCCAAGGCGCCAAGGTTCGACGCCAACCGTGTGCTGGCTTCAATACTGGCAGGGCAGTTGGGTATGACTGGGAATCAGCGGGTCAGCAGGCAGACAAATCCACCGCCCGAAGAAACTCATATCGAGCTGCGTTTTTAGGAGGATGACGTGAAGAAATATCTATCTCTTATTTTGCCGTTCTTGATGATGATCGTGTCGTCCCTTGCTTGCAGTGAGGCAGTGAACAATCCACAGCCGACCGCGTCGCCGACTGCATCGCCAACGAGCATCAATCAGACGAACGTCAACCCTGCTGAAGTCGGTCTGACGATGTTCGCAGATAAGGTCAATGCGGAGGCGACACAGGCATCAGTAAACCAGTTCTTTACTGCGACCGCACAGGTGATAGCGATCACATCCACCAACCAGTTTTTGAACACGCAGGAGGCTGTCACCCAACGGGCGAGAGCAGACGCCCAGGCTACATCAGACCAGGCGCGGAAGGATGCGCAGGCGACCCAACAACGAATCGATATCGAGGCGACGCAGGCACAGGCACAGCGCGTGATGGAGGCGCAGGCAACACAGGCGCGAATGGACCTGGAAGCAACACAACAGGCAGAGGCAACCGCCGCTTCCTGGAAAGTGACCGAGATGGTGATCCCAACTCACAACCTGTGGACACAGCAGGCGGTTGAGCAGGAGATGATACTCGCTACCAACGAGGTTGAACTGTCGAACCTGTCCGTTCAACAAAAACGGCAGACGAACACACTGGAATGGGTTGTGAAATATGGCGCTGTTGTCGTGCTTACCGCATCGGCTATGGTCTTCATTATGAGGCGTTCACGCGCACAGGAATTCCGTAACGAAGATGGCGATATCGAAATGGTCGTCTTTGACAATGCCCAGGTTGTCAAGCCTGCACTACTGCCAAAACCAGTGCTGATGTTGACAACAAACGAAATGCCAGACGTAGCAAAACCAGAAGAACAGGTGCAGGTGACTGCCCGCTCACAGGCGATCAAGGCGCTATCTGTAATGCCCGCAAGCCCAACAGCAAGCGGGGCGGCTGCATACAACCAATTATTTGGCCCGCAGCAGTCGTCAGAGCGCAAGTTGCCAGTGGTGGAGGTTGTGACGCCTGACCAGATCAACAGCGGCATCCTCGAGGAGATCGAGGGGCAGGTTGTAGAGGAAGGATAGCCATGTTACCAACAGTTTCCCAATATCAAAACGCCCAGAAGTGCGCGCAGGTGATGTGCCATATTCTGAGCGAGGAAATGAAACTGCAATACCCCCAGAGGTTCATGCTGACAGAACACGGTCAATTTACGTGGCTGTTGGCTGTGATGGACGACTTGAACCTGGGCGGTTCGATGAACAAATATGTGCATGACAGCACCCTGCACCGTTTGAGCACGGCGCTGGATGGACTTCCGGTGTTGTTGAGCAACCATACCGGGCTGAGGTATGCGGTGCTGTTATCAGACAAACCACGCCTGCCGCAGTTGGTGGATTATCCGATGATTGAGCAGGCGCGAGATGTGATGCCACTGGGTGTGGGACTGAGCGGTCCCATTCATGCACATGCAAAGCAGATCGTGAACATGATCGTTGTAGGCGCACAGGATAGCGGAAAAAGCATGTTGTTGAGGGCGCTGGCTCATACTGCCAGGCTGAACGGTTGCGACTTATACCTTGCCGACCCGATCCAGCATACATTTAGCCCGAACGTTTGGGGGACGTCTGCGGTGGTCACCAACAATACAGCTGGACTGCTGAAGATGCTTGAGCGCCTGAATGATGAGATTTTGAAACGGTCCGCTTTATTTCAGGATGCTGGAAATATCCCGCCCGAAGATCTGGATCAATATAACCAGGTTACTGGTGAGCAGATGCCAAGGGTGTGGTTGATCGCTGACGAGGCAAATACATGCCTCGCTTCAAAGGCAGTGCAGGAACGGTTGGCGTACCCGGCACAGATCGGACGCAAGTATGGAATCCATATTGTGCTGGCTGGTCATGACTGGCACGAATACACGGTCAACCGTGCACTGACCAGTTACTTCGAAACACGCCTTTGCCTACGCACGTCGAACGATACAACTGGGCGCATTGTGCTAGACGATGTAATGCGTGGAAAGCGGACGATGAAATTCCGTCAGCCTGGGCGCGCCATTCTGCGTCTACGTGGTCAATATCAGGATGTACAGTTGTACAACGTCAGCCCTGATCGCGAGAGGGAATGGTTCGGGAAGCTTCAGCATAAGCCGATAGTTGACCTGCCAGAGACGACCATCTCTGAGCCGACTGTCACCGTGAAGGATGAGATCGTGGTTTTGGCGGAGCGGATACGCGGACAGTGGTTGCCAACAATGAGTAAAAATCGCGTAGCGCAGTTGCTCGGTTGGAAACAATATGGCGGCGGAATTATGCAGACCGTGAATGCCGTCATCGAGTATTTGACCTCTACTTCTACTACTCAAAATATGCCAGAAAACGGCGTTTTTGGGGCTGTAGAGGCTTGAAAGTAGAAGTAGAAGAAGTAGAGAAAGGTGAAACCATGAAGGCACAAGCATTCCTGACGCTGGTCGGTCAGATGATGACCGCGCAGCAGGATTACTTCAAAACGAGAAAACAGACGGCATTGATCGCGGCAAAGAACCTCGAGAGGGAGGTGCGGGACGTGATCAAGGAAGGCAAGCTGGAGCCTGACGATCTGCCGCCAGCAGCCCAGCGGCTCAGCGAGGACGAGTACAAGGAATATATGCGGCTGGTCAACGCGCATCAGATCGAATTGCAGCTTGACTTACCTGGCAATCAGCGTCCTACTGATCAACAAGGAGATCAATGTGATGAAACAAAAAACGGATGAGCAAAAGAATTCGCGCGCTGCAATCAAGCCGATGAACTGGATCATGCGGGCAATCCCTGCACTGGCTCCAGTCCCCGCAATGTGGAGTGTGTATGCTGCGGCTGAACAAAAGCTGGACTGGCCGGTTCCGGTGGCTGGCGCAGCTGCGCTGGCAGTTGAAGGGTTGGGGTTTGCCTCGGTCAATTTGGCTGAGCGGATGTACACCCACAATAAGAGTCTGCGGCTCGATGAACGCACGCAGAAGCTGGAAGCGCCGACTGGCAAGGCAATCGCGGCAACTGGCTTTTACTTGATCGTGGTTGTGGCGATGATCATCCTTGTGGATGTTGCGCCGACAGCGACCATCTTCCTGCCGTTGGCGTTCCCTTTTTTGGGCATTACAGGAGCGGCAGTTTGGGCGATGGGCAGCGAGCAGGATGAGCGCGAGCGCACGGTGGCAGAGTACCGCGAGAAGAAGGCGAACGCACGCAAGAAAGATGATGCGCACTCAGGCGCAGGTGCGGGGCAGAGTGCGGAGAGTGCGGGGGCAGTGCGGACGCACAAGAAACGCAGTGCGGACGCAGGTGCGTCGACTGCGGAGGCAGTGCGGACGCAGTGCGGCGCACTCTCGGCGCAGTACGCCTGCAAAGAGGCGCAGTGCGGCTGGAGTCCGTCCGTAGATGCGCTGATTGCGAGCGCACAGGCAGGGAAGTCCGCAAAGAGTGCGGCTGCCAGTGCGAAGGCAGGTCACATGAAGAACCGACACCCAAAAGAAAAGGCACTGGCTGAGGTGCTATTTGACAGCGCCGTCAGCAAGGATGTTCCATCATGACGACGCTACTCCCACCCCTAAGCCTGGCAATGGTGCGATCCATCGCACGCACAGCCGCCGTGTTATTGGTGGCAGCACAGATTGACCACTTTCACCCAGGTCGCGCCATAGCCGACTACGAGATCGCTGATATCCTCGAAGCCGACAAGCGCACGGTGATCAAGCAGTTGCGGTCCCTGTCTGCGGCGGGGTTGGTGCTCGAGCAGCAGGACGGGCGGTATGTGGTCACGCCAAACGGGCGGCATACGCTGTTTGGGTGGTCTGACGGTCAACTTCTCCAGCCGACGAATCTTTCCATAGAAGAGACCAAAATTTACGATGACGCACAAAATGTGCACGCACAAAATGTGCTTCATGATGATGATGATATTAATTCAGATTCTGATTCTGAATCATCATCATCAGTCACTGAACGCACAAAATGTGCACGTATGCTCGAGGCGACGCATTTGTTGTTCACGGGTGGTGCGGTCAATCCCATCACGGACAAAGAACTCAATCCGCAGTGGGTGCTGGCTTGGATTGCCAAGGCATACACTGATCGCCGCAAGCTCACCAATGCCCAGGGGCTGGTTTGGTCACGGTTACAGCGGGATGTGCGTCCGCCATTGCAATATCTAAAAAATCCTGAAGATTATCTGCCACGGGAATACCTGGTCGAAATCGGATTGGAGGAGCAGTCCGTCGAAGAGACAGAAACGACGCCTGTGATGGACGATAACGAGTACGACGGTGTGGGACGGCATCGCGTGTGGTTGGAGGTCTTGTGCGATCCCAATTGTCCAAACGTGCGAGGCGTAGCGTTCAAGGGCGACGAGCAGGTCAACTGTGATGGTCCGGTGATGACGGTGGCGGTGCGCGAAACGCTCTTGCAGCCGATTGCCGAGCACAACTTGGCTGAAGCCCTGAGTAAGATCTACGCCATGCTCAGCGGGATTGACCATGCGCGTGTGGTGTTTGTTGCTGTAGAAACGGAGGCGGAACGTGGCTGACTCCAACAGACGACGGTATTGGTGTTGTCCGCGTGGGCATGTGATGGGTGAGGTCAGGCGTGTGATGATCGGGTCCCAAAATGGTATCAAGGTCGGTACGTTGATGTTGTACGAAACCAGCGCGTTATATAAACCCCAGTCCCTGCCAACGTTGCGAGGGAAAGTCGTGGGTGAGATGCGCGAGATCAAATGCACTGTGCCAGGGTGTGGAGCCACACGGGATTGGCTGATCGGGGAAGATGCCCTATCCGCACTGGCAGAACATTATCCAAGAAAGATATGACTGCGCGAATTCTATCAACAGTGGCAAAGATCGTACTGGGCTTGGTTGTTCTATTTGTCGCATGGGCAGTCTGTGTCATTACAGCTTATATTGTCACGATCCCATATTGGATAGGAGCGTGACTTATATAAACAAGAAATAAGATGTTGTATAATAAAATTGAAAGGAGGCACACAACAATTTAATATCGTTTGCAGTCCTGGTATATGACTGGGACGTTTGTCGGAAATGATGCACCCGGCGCCATTGTGGCGTCGGGTGTTTTTTGTTTCCACATCTAATCAAAAGGAGATAAGTATGAAGCTCGATATCGAAACTATTTTGAAGGCGCTTGGATTGCCAGCTGGATTGCTGGCCCTGTTCGCCGCAGTGCTTGGTTTGTTTGGGTTGTCACTGGACAGCATCCTCAAGATTGTGGAGGGGCTGGTTGGTACGTTCGCGTTGATCGCGCTGGTTATCAACATCCTCAAGTGGGGAGGCGTGGTCACTGATGGGACAGCAGGCGTATGGTCTGCAATTGCGAATCTGGCTGTTCTGCTTGGAGTTGCTGTTATCTTCAAGCTCTACCCACAGTTTGATTTCAATAGCGTTGACGCGCAGATCGCCGAGTTTGCCAAGATTGGCGGGTTGGTGTTTGCCTACATCATTCAGTTCATTGGCTCAAAGCAGGTACACATTGCTCTTACACAGGGCTTGAGACTGCCTGCATTCTCGTACTCTCTGCGATACGGTCACCTTGCCTAGACGTCCACCACATCCATGCGCTGAGCCTGGATGTCCTGAGTTAATCTACGATGGCAGCCGGTGCCCACGACATCGGCTGCCACGCCCGCGTGATCGACGTCCCAACGCAGCGCGTCGAGGATACGATGCGGCATGGCAGAAAAAGCGAGATGCATGGTTAGAGAAGCATCCCTATTGTGTTGATCTGTATGGCTATCATGCAGGCATATTAGTTAAGGCAATTATTGTTGATCACATCAAACCTTTGCGACAAGGAGGCAGAGACGATGAAAGCAACTACCAATCCCTGTGTGTGCGGTGTAATAACAAAAAGACTGCAAATGATGGAAGCCGCAGGGGGAGGGGGGCTTGAATCTCTACAACCTTGGGGATGTAGACCGGCTAGGCAGTTTTGCTCGCGCACCCGCGAAATTAGGCAGGGGGGGGTATAGGCGGATGAATGCAAGGACGCAAACCAAAACCAACGGTGCTCAAGCTGCTGGCTGGCAATCCTGGGAAGCGAGCAATCAATCACGCAGAACCAAAGCCCAGAGTCGTATTGCCAAAACCACCCGGTCATTTGAGCGATGAAGAGAAAGAAAAGTGGAAGGCAGTGGTGCGCGAACTGCATCCGCTTGGATTGGTGACCACCATCGACAAGGATGCGCTCGCGATGTACTGCGTAATCTTTGCGCGATGGGTGAAAGCGGAAAAGATGGTCCGCGATAAAGGTGAAATCATAAAGACCGCTGCTGGGAACATAATCCAAAATCCCTACCTTTCGATTGCGAACCGCGCACTTGATCAGTTGAATAAGCTGGGTACTGAATTCGGGATGACACCATCGAGCCGGTCACGGGTGAAGACAGACGTGACGGATCCAGATCGAGAATTGGAGCGGATGCTTTTCGGTCCGCGTGTAACGGTATCAAACTATGACTGATGACCTTAACTACATTGCCGAGGGGCTTCGGGGATTGGCTGTCCCAATTGATAGCCTGCACATTGACCCTGCCAACGCGCGCAAGAATCATGCGCTGGACCGCATTGCCTCGTCACTGAAAGCTTACGGACAGCGCAAGCCGATCATTGCAAACCGTCTTCAGGATGGCAAGGTCGAAGCTGGTAACGGGACATGGCTTGCGGCGAAGAAACTCGGCTGGAGTCATATTGCCGTTGTATTCGTGGACGATGACCCAGCAACCGCAGCCGCCTATGGAATCGCGGACAACCGCCTGAGCGAGTTAAGTGATTGGGATCTTGATGCGCTGGGCGCGTTGATTCCAACAGTTGAAGACCTGTTCACTGGTTTTTCAGATGGCGAGATCCGCGACCTGCTCGGCGAGCGTGGTGGCGGATTGTTGGTGGATCCCGGTCCGCAGGTTGATCAGGGTGCAGAGCTGCGTGAGAAGTGGCAAACCGAGCCGGGGCAGGTTTGGCACTTGGGCAGGCATCTTCTTTGGTGTGGGGATAGCACCCGATATTTGGAAGTTGGAGTCCACTTGGCAGACCAAGCCGCAGCGCTGACGTTTACCTCGCCGCCTTACTGGGTTGGCAAGGATTATGAACAGCAAAAGAGCGTTGAAGAGATTGACGCCTTTATTCAAGATGTGGCCGTGACCATGCACGGCATGACCCGACTGGATGAGAGTCGGATTGTGATCAACACTGGCACAGGTTTTACAACGTCATTTGATAAGCGCAAAAAGCGCCAGGTGCTTTTGTTGATCGACAAGTGGATGAATGCGCTCTACCCGCTGGGCTGGAATCTGCGTCATATTCGCCACTGGCTGAAGGAGGGGCAGGTCGCTTCTGTTTCCCCGAAGACTGATTTGATTGACCAGCATTCCGAATTCATTGGGGCGTTCGAGCATGACACCGGCGCCGAGATGCAGTTCGAGGATGTGCTCAATGAGCAAGACGTGCAGCTGCTCGAGACGTTCTACAACCGCGACGGTAAGAGCCGCGGACAGGAAAAGACGAACCAGAAGTGGGCGCTGCGCTCTTACTGGAACGACATCAAAGGCACGGCCGGGGCGAATGGGCACACAGCCGCGTTCCCGCTCGAAATACCCGCCCGTCATATCCTACTGTACACCAAGCCCGATGAGATTGTATTCGAGCCTTTCAGCGGTTCAGGCACAACCCTGATTGCGTGCGAAATTCTGAATCGCACTTGCCGAGCTGTGGAACTTGACCCCGCCTATGTTGCCGCGACGTTGGAACGCTGGCAATTAATGACTGGCGAAATGCCAGAAAAAATAAAATGACAGATCTCACTTATATCTCCGAATCCCTGCGCCCGCTGGCTGTGCCGATTGACAGCCTGCACGAGGACCCCGCGAATGCCCGCGTGGGGCATGATGTAGCACGCATTGCCGCATCGCTCAAGGCATACGGCCAGCGCAAGCCCATCGTTGCCAACCGTTTGCAGGGCGGCAAGATCGAGGCAGGCAATGGCACGTATCGTGGGGCTAAGTCATTAGGCTGGACCCACATTGCTGTGGTCTTCGTGGATGATGATCCCGCGACCGCTGCGGCATTTGGCATTGCAGATAATCGCGTCGCCGAGTTCAGCCGCTGGGACGAGGACGTCCTGCGCGAGATCGCCAGTACTACCGGCGACCTGTTTACCGGCTTCGAGCCTGCCGAGTTGGAAGACTTGGTGGGCGTTTCCACAGCAACAGAACCCACCGTCGAAGACCCCGGCGCCGAGCCAAACCGCGCCGAGGAACTGCTCGCCAAGTGGCAGGTCGTGCCGGGGCAAGTCTGGAAGTTGGGCAAGCATCGCATTCTGTGCGGGGATTCCACCCAGCGGGCGCACGTGGCACAGTTGATGGGTTCAGACCGTGCCCGGCTGATCTGGAGCGACCCCCCTTGGAACGTGAACTATGGCGGCGGGGTGGACCTGGAGAATCAGCAGGGATATCGAGTCCGCACGATGAACAATGACAACCTTGGCGATAAGTTTCCTGAATTCGTCAGAGAGTTTTGTTGCAACTTTTATATATTCAGCCAACCAGGCGCGCCGATCTATGTGGTGATGGGTGCGCAGGAATGGCCAGTGATTGATGAGGAATTGCGTGAGGCTGGCTTTCACTGGTCGTCCACCATCGTGTGGGTCAAAGACCAGTTGGTCTTATCGCGCAAGGATTATCACACCCAGTACGAACCGATATGGTACGGATGGAATGGGGATGCAGCACGCCTGATGGACGTTGAGGACCGCAAGCAGTCGGACGTGTGGTTTATCGATCGACCCAAGAAGAGCGAGGAGCATCCCACCATGAAGCCGTTGGAACTGGTGGAACGGTCGCTGAAGAATTCGAGTGGGTACGGGGATGTCGTGCTTGATCTGTTTTCGGGATCTGGCACGACCTTGATGGCATGTGAGCGCCTGGGGAGAGTCTGCCGCACGATGGACAATGATCCAAAATATGTGGCAGTGGCTCTTGAGAGGTGGAGTATAGCAACGGGGGAGACCCCTGAATTGGAGGAGATGTGGGCCGGGGACGCAAACCTAAACCAACAGTCATGAAGCAATTAGAGGGGAATCCAGGCAAGCGGGCATTGAACAAGAGGGAGCCAAAAGTGGAGTCCAAGATCCCTGCCTGCCCCAATCACTTGAAGGGTGCAGCGCGGACAGAGTGGAACACGCTGACAAAGGAGCTGCACGCGCTAGGGTTGATCTCGAACGTGGACCGCGCTGCCCTGGCTATCTGTTGCACGGCATGGGCTGATTATGTCAAAGCCAGCAATAAGCTGGTGAAGCAAGGCGAGGTGATCATCAGCGAGAAAGGTGGCATGTACCAAAATCCCTGGGTAGCGATTAAGAAGCGCAGCATGGATCAGGTCATAAAGTTCTATGCCGAGTTTGGAATGACACCCAGCAGCAGATCGCGCGTGAAGGTGGATGCGCCAGACGAGGAAGATAAGATGACAGCTTTCCTTTTTGGAAATCGAAATGTGAAAGTAAAACCAAGCGAGTGAAATGGCAAAGAGGAAGGAGAAACTACATCCCGCAGAGCAGTATGCGCAGGATGTAATCAGCGGCAGAATCATCGCGTGCAAGTGGGTGAGGCTGGCATGCGAGCGTCACGTTCATGATCTGGAACATGGTCACGAACGCGGCTTGTATTTTGACGCAGGCGCTGCGCAATATGTCCTTGATTTCATCGGCATGTTGCGCCATTCGAAAGGCAAATGGGGGCGTGGAAAAGGGGAGTTCATTATTCTCGAACCCTGGCAGCAATTTATTATCTGGGTTGGCTTCGGATGGAAGCGCGAGGATGGTTTGCGGCGCTTTCGAGTCATTTATGAAGAGGTCGCTCGAAAAAATGGGAAAAGCACCAAGGGGGCCGGGCTTGGCATATATCTCGGTTTTGCTGATGGCGAACCCGGCGCGGAAGTTTACAGCGCTGCCACCAAGCGAGACCAGGCACGCATTGTCCATAAAGAAGCAATCCGCATGGTGCGCAAGAACGCCGGGCTGAAGAAGCACATCAAAATATACAAAGACAACCTCAACCTCGAACAAACAGCCAGTAAGTATGAACCGCTTGGCGCGGACTCGGATTCTACGGATGGTCTTAATGTGCATGGCGTGATCGCCGATGAAGTCCATGCCTGGAAAAGCCGTGAAATGTGGGACGTGCTAGAGACGGCAACGGGCTCACGTGAACAGCCGATGATCATTGCCATTACCACTGCTGGCATGGACCGCCAAAGCATCTGCTGGGAAAAGCATGAATACACCTGCAAAGTTCTTGAAGGTTGGCAGGATGGGTCATTCGTTGATGATACATGGTTTGGAATTATCTTTACCCTCGATGAGGGTGACGACTGGCGGGACGAATCTGTCTGGATTAAGGCAAACCCAAACCTCGGAGTATCGAAATATATCGACGACCTGCGTATGAAAGCCAAGCGCGCCGAGAAGATGCCCACCGCATTGAACAACTTCCTGCGGCGCGAGATGAACGTGTGGGTGCAGGGAGCAGTAAAGTGGATGGACATGGACAACTGGCGCAACTGCGCTGGGGATGTCCCCGCGCTGGGAATGCCTGAGCGTTTGCGCGGCATGACAGCCTATTGCGGGTTGGACTTGTCTTCCACGTCAGACATCACCTCGTTCGTGATGGTGTTCCTCGATGATGACGAAAATATCCATGTTGTACCGCGCTTCTGGATTCCAGAGGACAACATGCTCATTCGCACGCGTGACCAGGGTGTGAAATACGAGCAATGGGTCAGGGAAGGGTATATCGAGGCGACGCCGGGGAATACTATTGATTATGATTGGATCTTTGAAGGCATCGAACGCGACGCGGATATGTTCGATCTTGATCAGATTGCATTCGACCGCTGGGGCGCGGCACGTGTGGCAACTGTGCTACAAAACAAGGGGATGACGATGGCACAATTTGGACAGGGATTTGCCTCGATGTCGCCACCGATGAAGGAGCTGGAGCGTTTGGTTTTGTCAGGAAAGCTCAAGCACGGAAACAACCCCGTGCTTACCTGGATGGCTGATAACCTGGTGGCACGCATGGATCCCGCAGGAAACATTAAACCTGACAAAGAAAAAAGTAGAGAGAAAATCGACGGTATTGTGGCGTTGGTCATGGCAATTGATCTGGCGCTGCGTCATCCAGAAGTCAAAAGTGTGTATGAAAAACGGGGCATTCGCACGCTCAATTAGGGCTTGACTTCCTATGCGTTCAGCGGCGTAATGAAGGCAACAAACAAAGGAGATTGAAATGACAAGATCAATTTTGGAAATCAAAAAAGCAAATGCCAAGAAACGCAACATCGCCAGCAGGGAAGGCAGCCTGGAAAAATATGAAGAAAAACAGGCAGAGATCGAACATCTTTTGAAGGATATTAAAGCGGGGTTGCAGGTGCATGATCGCAATGCTAGCGGGCAGGCTGGGCACCACTGGGGGCACGTTGGGGATTTGAATCGAATTACGGCAGAACTACAGGACATCAGCGACCGGCTGCACGGCAGGGGCGAATACGCCAAGGGGTAAGCATGAAAACAAAGTACATCACAGATCCGAAGGAAATTTACACGCTGGAGCTTGAGAAGCTCCAGCGTTGTTTTTCGGAACTTACCAAGGTGGGTGAGGGAGTCAGCGAGCTTTCGAGAGTCAGCTGGAAGCAGGTGGAATGCCTGCGGCAGATGAATTTCATCATTGAGGAAGCGACGATGACAGGCAATGTTTTACTGCAAATTGGGACTTGACAAAATAGAACAAAAGTTCTAAAATAAACATTGACAGACGCTTGGGTGCCCCCCTCACCCCGGCGTCTGTCATTTTGTAAGGCTTGACTTTTGTATGAACGCAGCTAAAATTCAAGGAGAGAGTTAAATGCCTAAAAATACTCTTACTTTAAAGTTGCAAGGAAATATCCCACTTGCCGAATTTGCGCAGGCAATGGAGCATTTTTCTGCGTTGGTTGATGCATTAACAGATGATGTTGTGGGAAAATCAAATGTCGAATGGGAAATCACTAAACTTGAAGCTGGTAGTGCTACAGCCGTTATTATAGGTAAATCTCCTTTCGATGATGCTGTTGAAAGGGTTGTTAGAGCGTATGAAGTTGTTGGCTCTGCAATAAAACACAAAAAACCAATTCCCTATTCTGAAAATATTTCTAAAGAAGCTCGAGCTCTCACCAGTTTAATAAACGGAAAAATAAAAGCTGTTGAATTTGTAACCGACAACGAATCATCCTTAATTGATAAACCGTTGGCTTATGATGAAGCATTTTCGAGAGAGTATTCTTTTGGGGCTATATCGGGCACGGTGGAAACATTATCAAAACGTGGAAAAATACGTTTTGTTCTGTACGACTCGCTGTTTGACCGCGCCGTAAACTGCTATCTAGGAACTGGGCAAGAAAGCTTGATGCTAGATGCATGGGACAAACATGTATTTGTTGCTGGTCAGGTATATAGAGATCCCAACACTGGAAGACCAACTGACGTTCGCGAAATCAACTATATTCAAGTCTTACGTGATGGACAACTAGACTTTATGAGTTTAGCGGGAATCATTCCCTGGAATAACGGGGACGAATATCCAGAAGAAGCCATAAGGCGGTTAAGAGATGCCGAATAAAATATGCTTGTATTGGGATAGTAATGTTTTTCTGTCGCACCTTAATGGTGTTCCCGAAAGAATAAAAACTATTCGTGATCTAATTCAAGAAATTGAAGAAAATGAAAGCAGTTGTATCCTCACCTCGTCAGAAAGTATAGTGGAAGTCGCGCATGTTTTAGACGAAAAAATGAATGGCAGGTTAGATCCGCGTGTAGAAGAAGCTATTGATGCTATGTGGCAAAACCACAAACTAATAAAGATGATTGACAATGGGCATCATATTTCCACACTTGCCAGAAATCTTATTCGAGATGCCATTCCTCAAAAATGGAAATTGTCACCAAAAGATGCTGTTCACCTTGCATCAGCGTATTGGTACAATAAAAATGTTTGCCCAATTGATGAATTTCATACATACGACACAAAACTTTACAAATTCGAGGCTATGATTGGAATTCATATCTGTGAACCTTACGTGAAACAAATGAGATTCTAGCCTGACTTGACAATCTGCCCTGGATGACTATAATAGAACATAAGAACTAATTTACGCAGTCCTGGTATTTGACCGGGACGTTTGTCGGAACCGATGCGCCCGACGATTCTCGCAAGAGAGTCGTCGGGCGTTTTTTGTTGCTTTGGGAGACTACTTATGCCCGCACCATTCTTTTATGCCAAACACACAAATACCATCCTGGGTCTGATGGGGAGATAGGGGACATGCCAGGCGTGAATCAACAGCAATTGGACGGTCTCGGCGCTCGTTTCGATAAGGGGTTTGATGAGATCAAAAACCTCATGCGGTCATTCGACGAGCGGATCCGTTCGATTGAGTTGCGTGAGGCAGGTTGCTCTCCCTTGCTGGTGGCGCGGATTACCGCTGTGGAGAAGCAGATTGCGACACAAAATACAGAGATCGACGAGCTGCGCGCCATGATCCAGTTACAGATTGGCGCCGCAGACAAAATCAGCAATGCAGTCAAGGTCATCAGTGGGTGGGGCAAATGGGCGGCAGGCATTGCCACGGCGTTGATCATCAGCGGGCTGGTCTACTTTATCGGACGATTGATTTATTTATCGATCACAGGGAGTACCCCATGAACCTTGTACCTTGGCTCGGAACGCTGGACCGCAACGAGCGGGTCTATTGGATCGGTTTGTTGTTTCTGTTTATCGGTCTCAGCCTGCGCGTTTCTGTGGCAACAGCATTTGTCGTCGTTGGGGCTGCAATGGCTGTGGAGTCGGTGATTACGTCCTACCTGGCGACGTGGATGAGCGAGAAGAAATAATGCCTTTATCTCCCGCAATGCTTGTAACGGCAAAAGCCGATCCCACCCAGCGTCCCGCACGCGCGTCGCGGCAAGAACGCAGCTACAGCGATGAGACCATCACGCCGGAATTGTCGCTGACGGTTTCAGCGGTGCTGGCAGCTTTCACGATCCTGTCGGAAGACATTTCGTCGCTGCCATTGATTTTATACAGGCGGATGGGGAGAAATAAAATCCGCGCATGGGATAGCCCGTATTATCGACTAATGCATGACCAACCAAACCCGGAAATGACTTCGATGGTCTTTCGAGAAATTATTGTTGGTCACCTGCTGGGGTGGGGCAATTTCTTCGGACAGCCAATCTTCGACCGCCGCGGCGACGTGGCTGAAGTGTGGCCGCTGCGTCCCGATCGTATGACCGTGGAACGTAAGCAGGGACAAAAAATCTACACGTACCAAACGAGTGAGGGCAAGCCGCGCATCTTCTTTGCGGATGAAATTTTGCATATCCCCGCATTCGGCTTCGACGGGTTGATCGGTTATTCGCGCATTTCGCTGGCGCGGAATGCCATCGGGCTGGCAATCAGCACCGAGAAATTCGGCAGTAAGTTGTTCTCCAATAGCGCGAACCCCGGCGTGCTGTTCAAGCATCCCGGCACGCTGGGAGATCAGGCGTATAACCGCCTGAAGGAGTCCCTGGCAGAGCGCAAGGGCACGGATAACAGCCATAAAGACATCATCCTCGAAGAGGGAATGAGCATCGAGAAATTATCCATTCCACCGGACGACGCGCAATTTTTAGAGACGCGCAAATTCCAGGTGAGCGAGATCGCGCGGATTTTCCGCGTGCCGCCGCACATGATCGGCGACGTGGAACGCACCACGTCGTGGGGCAGCGGGATCGATTCGCAGGAACAGGGCTATGTCAACCATACATTGCGACCCTGGGGCGTGCGAACCGAACAGTCTTTGAACATGCAACTGCTGCTGCCGAAGGATCGCAGCACGTTGTTCTATGAACATCTGATGGATGGTTTGCTGCGCGGCGATATTGCGACGCGCTACGCGGCTTACGTGCAGGCGATCAACAACGGAATTATGTCGCCGAACGAGGCGCGGTCGCGTGAGAATATGAATCCTTACAAGGGCGGCGACGTGTACTGGCGTCCGTTGAACATGACGCGCACGGAAGAACCCGTGAGCGAGCCAGCGGATCAGCAACCCAATGATTCGGCGAGTAAGAAGACCAGTGAGCCAGGGAATCAGGCGAGCGCGCTCAAGCCCTTGTGGCGCGACGCGGTTGCGCGGGCGATGAAGCGCGAGCAAAACGATGTGAGCGGAGCGGTAAAACGCCTTAAGAAGAATGCGGATATCGAGGCGTTTTGCTTATGGCTGGATAATTTCTATAACCACGATCACCCAGCCTTCCTGTGGAAACAATTTCAACCGCTGTTGGACGCGCAGAAGCAATTGAAAGGCGGTCAACTACATCCATTCATTCTTGTGCGGATCAGCGATTATTGCGAGGCGAGGCGCGAGTTGTTTTTGAATGCCAGTGTCGAAGAAGTGGAGCAGGCGTTGAATCAGGCGAGCGACGCGGATGAATGGATGAATTTCATCGAGGAGATGACGAGTTGATAGTATTCCGTTCGAAACTCTCCGGGATGAAGGATTTATACGATGGAGTTCCAGCCGCGATTTTGGGCGGCGGTCCCAGCCTGCCAGAGGACATCAAACGACTTCCGAAGGATTGCCTGATGATCGCTGTGAATTACCACGCTTTTTATCACTGTGAGTTCGTGGATTTCATGGTTTACAACGACACGCCATCCACAAACCCGTTGATGGAGAAGGCGGTCGCAGAACATCGCGCTGTCCATGTGAGTCCGGAACCAACGAGCGATATCCTGTTCGATGTGCCGAACGTGTGGACAGGTCATTTTTCAAGTAATACAGCGGCATGGTTCGCGCTGTGGATGGGATGCGATCCCGTCATCCTGTGCGGGATGGATTGTTACCAAGGCAAGGTGAAACATTGCGAGCCAAGCGATTATTACTCTCCCATGTTCGACATGCCACTGGAGTTTTATACCCGTCCCTGGGTAGAAGATTGCAGGAATAGCGTGCCATACCCTGAGCGCATTCGTGTGATGTCCGGTCCTTTAGTCGAAGTATTTGGAGCATACCAATGAAACATTATATTTTGAACGCATTTCTGGAAACACCGTGGGTGATTTTGCCGCAGAAGCTGGCAGTGTTGGAGGCGGTTGTTTCGCGCCATGTGGCTGGCGAGAAGTTGAGCGCAGAAGAAATTCACGCGGCGATCAACGGTTCCCCGAGACCCGAACAGCGCAATGTCGGTCAGGTTGCGGTATTACCTCTGTTTGGGGCATTGATCCCGCGAGCCGACCTTCTAACGGAGGTCTCAGGCGCGACCAGCGTGGAGCGATTTGGGAAGGAATTCCAAAAACTGCTCGACGATCCGAACGTGAGCGCGATTGTGCTGGATGTAGACAGCCCTGGCGGTCAGGCAGGCGGTGTGTTGGAGATGTCCAACAGGATATTCGAGGCACGCGGGAGGAAACCCATCGTTGCAGTTGCGAATCATCTTGCGGCTTCCGCTGCTTATTGGATTGCAACTGCCGCCGATGAATTGGTGGTAACACCCTCCGCGCAGGTTGGCTCGATTGGCGTTTTTGCGGCGCACGAAGATCTCAGCAAAATGATGGATCAGGACGGGATCAAGATATCGCTAGTGAGCGCTGGAAAATACAAAGTCGAGGGGAATCCATACGAGCCGCTGACCGATGAGGCACGCGCGTCGATACAGGGGCGCGTTGATCAGGTCTACGATGAATTTATTGCAGCTGTGTCGCGTAATCGAGGTGCAAATTTAGACCAGGTACGCAATGGATTTGGACAGGGGCGCGTGGTAAGCGCACAACAGGCGGTCGAGTATGGAATGGCGGACCGCGTTGAAACGCTCGAAGATACGATTGCCCGTTTATCCGAGGCAGTCCATCCACAAAGTTTACAAACCGCAGATGGCGGGCAGGCGCCCGTTGTGAAGGCGGATAACCAAATGGGTCCCGAATGGCTCGCGCAGGCGCGCTCCCGCTATTTGGAGATCTCAACAAGATCGTTACTTCAATTTACAGGAGGTTCCACTGTGAACACAAGAGAAAAAATCCAGGCTCGCGCAGATAAACTGCAACGCGCCAAGGATCTGGCAGAACTCGCAGACAATGAGACACGCGATTTTTCCGATGAGGAGCGCGTAGAGTTCGATCAGTGCCTGGCAGACGCCGATATGCTGGCGGGGGAGATTGCCAAGCATAACGATGACCGTGAGCGGCTGCGGAAAGCCTTAGTCGCCGATTTGGGAGCGGCTGAACCCAAGGCTGAAAAGCCAGAAGCCGACAACGCCCCGAAGGTGAAAACCCTCGCGGACTTCAACCTATTATCCCCTGCCGAGCGCATGGCGTTCATCAAAGGCGGCGGGCAAATCAAGTAAAGCAAATCACGTAAAGGAGAAATAATCCATGAGCGCAAATACCATTACAGGGTTGATCCCGACCCTTTACAAGGCAATGGACAAAGTGCTGCGCGAGCAGCTCGGGTTCCTGCCTGCCGTGTATGTCAATTCGGACGTGGAGAGGGTCGCCAAAGACCAGACCATCCGCTACCCCATCGTTGGGGCTATGGTTGCGGCGGACGTGACTCCCGCTGCAGCGGTTACCGAGCCGAGCGGAAAGACAGTGGGTTATGGGGATATGTCGATCAGCAAGGTGCGCAAGGTCCCGTTCCACTGGACAGGCGAAGACCAACTGAACCTTGGCGGACTGTACGACACCGTCAAGGAGAACCAGTTCGAGCAGGCGTTCCGTGTGCTGGTGAACGAAATGGAAGCTGACCTGTTTTCCGCGGCCAAGGGCGGCGCCTCGCGCGCTTACGGCACACCTGGCACGACCCCGTTTGGGACTGCCGCCGACCTTTCGGACATCGCCAATATCCGCCAGATCCTGACCGATAACGGCGCATGGACCAGCGACATGCACATGGTTTTTAGTCCTGCGACTGGCACCAACATCCGCTCAAAGCAGAGCAGCCTTTTCAAGGTGAATGAAGCGGGAGACGCGGGCTTGCTGCGTGAAGGACGACTGGGCACTTTGCAGGGCTTTGGCTTGCATGAATCGGGGCAAATCACCCTGCATACCAAGGGCACAGCCAGCGGATACCTGCTCGATTTGACAGCAGGTTACGCGGTCGGGTCCAACGCCATCCATGTTGACACTGGAACCGGGACGATCCTTGCGGGCGACATTCTGACCAACACCAAGACCAGCCGCGACACGAACAAATATGTGGTCAATTCGGGCTACGCGGGCGATGCCGATGGAGATATTGTCATTGGCAAGCCGGGCAACCGTGTGGCGTGGGTCAACAACGACCCTGTAGCGGTCGGGAACAATTACACAGGCAACTTCGCTTTCGAGCGTAACGCCCTACACCTGCTCACCCGCCTGCCGCAAATGCCGAAAGAAGGCGCGCTGGGAGAGCACGAAGTCGTTACCGATCCGTTCAGCGGCATTTCGTTCCTGGTCAGCACCTACGCTGGGTACCATGAGGTCATCATCGAGGTGAGCGTAGCTTGGGGCGTGAAGGCGGCCAAGAGCGACGCCATTGCCACCTTGCTTGGATAGTTCGTGGAATCGCGGGCGTTTTACTGGTGCTTGCCGCGCCCGCTTCCTTGTCCTGCCAGTTGCCTCCCTTCCCAACTGGCAGGACATACCCTGAGAGATGCCCATGACCCTGACCCTTGTTACCGCTCCCTCCGTTGAACCCGTTTCCCTGGAAACGGCGAAGCTCTATCTGCGCGTGGATGGCACGGCGGACGATGCAGAGATTACGAGGCTGATCAAATCCGCTCGCGAGACGTGCGAGGAGATTTCACGACGGGCGTTTATCACGCAGACCTGGGAGATGATCCTCGATGCGTGGCCGTGCGACCTGCGCCTGAAGTTTTACCGTCCCCCCCTGCAAAGCGTGACTTCGGTCAAGTATCTCGATCAGAACAATGTAGAACATACGTGGATAGACTACATCGTGGATGCGCGCAGTGATCCTGGCGTGATTGTTTTCAATACGCTTCCATCCGACACCCTGCGAAAATCGGGCGCGATTGCCATCCGCTTTGTGGCAGGCTATGGTGCGGCGGCGACCAATGTCCCCCAGCGCGTGATCGATGCCATTCTGGGATTGATCGCGTATCGCTATGAAAACCGCGAAGCGCCAGGCGTGCCCGCTTATATCCGCGAGGCAATGATGAGCGAACGGACAGTGTGGTTCTAATGACTGGGCTGAAAGTCTCCATTTCTGATTTACAGACGCGGATCACGTTTCAGCAACCGACCGAGTCGAAGGATGCGGGCGGGGCTCAAACACAGGTCTATGCCAACGTTTCCACAAACCCAACGGTCTGGTCTAAGTGGGTCCATGACCACGGGCAGGAAAGCGAGCAGGGCAATGCCATCGTAGCCATTGCGCGCGCAACGGTGACGGTGCGGTACCGCAGCGATATCGACCCGTCGTGGCAGATACTCAACAACGGACTGGCATGGAAGATTATCACCCCGCCTGAGAACGTGCAAAACCAAAACCAATGGACGGTATTCCGCGTGGAACGCGCGAAAGGCACGGTGTAATCATGGCAGTGCGCGGAGTATTCGAACTAACAGGCTTGACAGCATATCTCGAAGACCTCGCTGCAGCAGAACAAGATGTGGATGCAGTTGTTGCTAAAACATTGGAAGAAGCCAAGCCAATTGCTGAAGAGGAAATGCTACATAACCTGAGAGCCAGCAGTGAACAATGGACAGGTGAAACTGCAGCAACGTTGTACAGCACTGACGCACACCAAGAAGGCAATTATGTCTTTATCGAATTTGGCGCAGATACGCAAAAAGACCCTGCAGGTTACTTCAAAGAGTATGGCACGACACGACAGAGTGCAGAAGCTTTTCTTCGTCCAGCATTGCGAAGTCACCGTATGAAAAATGCGTTGAAGGCCGCGATGCGTTCCATCGTCAAAAGGTATGGTTTGCTGAAATGACCGCAATCCTTGATCGTGTGTCCACCGCCCTGAATACTCTTTCCCCAGCTGTGCCTTTTGCGCTTGCCCCCTATAAAAGCGCGACCCTGCCTGACACCTATATCGCGTACCAGTTGATTACTGGAACGCCAGAACAACATGCCGATGATGCCGAAACACACAGGTCATACCTGGTGCAGGTCTCCATTTGGTCGAAGGCTGGACTGGCAAACCTGCCCAATGTAAATGCCGCGATGCTTGCGGCTGGATTTGAAAAAAGCGGCGAGCGCCAACTGCCGCAGGATCAGGAAACTGGTCATTATGGTTTGGCGAAAGATTTTGTTTACCTCGAATGACATAAGGAGAAGCCATGACAGTTACAGCAGCAGAACAAAAAAGTGTTGTGGGTCTGCGCGATGTGTATTATGCGCTGGTGACCCAGGACGATGCAAGCGCCTACGCCGCGGGGACCCCCGCATATCTTGCGCCATCCATCAACGCGAGCCAGGCGCCCGCAGTAAACAGCAAGACCCAATATGCCGATGACGGTCCCTTCGATGTGATGACCTCGGAAGGCGAGACCAAGATCGAGCTGGAGGTTACCGCGATTCCGCTCGAAACCCTTGCAGCCATCTTGGGCAAGGAATATGACGCAGTCACAGGGCGCATGTTCGATAACGGAGGCACACCTCCCGACATTGCCCTTTCATTCCGCTCCATCAAGTCCACGGGCAAGTATGTCTATTACCAATACCTGAAGGGGCGTTTTTCATCGCCTGCGCAGGACAACGCGACCAAGACCGACACCCCGGATCCGAAAAGCACGAAGATCACATTCACAGCGGTCAAGACCATTTACCAGTTCGACCTGGGCGATGTGAATGACGGTGTGAAGCGCGTTGTCGGTGACGAGGATATTGCCGCGTTCAGTGGTACGACCTGGTTCGCCTCAGTGCAGGTGCCCGTCGCTGGTTCGCCCAGCGCGTTGACCTGCACGCCTTCGCCCGCTGATGCGGCCACTGGCGTAAACGTCAACTCCAACGTCACACTCACCTTCAACAATGCCTTGCGCAGCGGTTCGGAGAACGGAATCATCCTGACCACCGTGGCGGGCGTGCCCAAGGCTTGCGCGCGCACGATCGATGCAGCACGAAAGGTTGTGACGTTGAACCCAACTTCAGACATGGCAGCGGCAACCGAATACCTGGTGATCGTGCCTGGCGTTGTGGACATTTACGGTCAGACGCTGGCAGATACCGTTGTGAACTTTACAACGGCGTAACCTACCCCACCCCTAGCCCCTCCCCAAATAAGTACATTTGGGGAGGGAAATATCAAACTGGAAGGAAACCATGCAACCACCGATTGAGTTGACCCTTTATGACGAGAAAGATGAACCCAAAGAAACATTTCAGCGGAATGTCATTCCGTGGGGATTGCTGAAGAAGGCGATCAGCATTCAGAAGATCGCGACCGCAACCAGCACACAGCAAAAGATGTGGTGGGAGTTCTGGAAAACCAGCGAGGAGTCCACGGTCGAAGAGGCGCAAATGCGCGCCATATCGCAGTTCGTGGTCGAACTGTTCGGTAATCGTTTTACGGTAAAGGAGCTGGAGACAGGCGCGGACATTGGCGAGATCATGACCGTGTTCAAGGCGGTGATCGCGCGGGCAAACGCCTCGGTTATCGCAAACCCTACGCCGCCGCCGTCATCGAGGAAGTAGACGATGACGGGGATTGGGTGCTTGACCTTGAGTGCATGATCGTCGAGATGTTCCACTGGAGCTTGAACGACATCGATGCGACAGAGATTGAGAGTCTGATCCAGTTCGTGACGTATTACCCACAGTGGAAACAAGGCGCGAAGAAGAGCGCCACGACCAGGACCGTATTCGCAGACCAGGTGAACTGGCTGTGACCCCCCTCCCAGCCTCCCCCAAATACGCTGACGCGGATATTTGGGGGAAGAGAATAAAAGTAAATTATGACTGACGAAGTTGAGAAGTTATCTGGAAAACTTGGGATAGACACCACCGATTTCAAGACCGCGATTGGCGCGGCGAATCGGGAGATCCGTGTATTGGAGAGTTCCTTCAAGGCTTCGGCAGCATCGCTCAACGACTGGACGCGGGACGCCAGCGGGCTCGAGGCGAGAGTCAAGACGCTGACGGGTCAGATCGATATCCAAAAACTGAAGGTGGAAGCCTTGAGGGCGGAGCATCAACGGCTTGTGGAAGCCAATGGTGAAAACAGCCGCGCTGCGCAGGATGCAGAGATCAAGCTGAATAAAGAGACTGAAACGCTCAACAAGATGACGCTGGAGTTGAGCGATACCAACACGTCCCTGGACGAGATGAAGAAAGGCGAGGAGGAAGCAGGCTCGGCAGCGCAGGCGATGGGAGAGGATGTGGAGGAGAGCGGATCGAAAGTGGAGACGTTCAAATCCATTCTTGGCGGGGCGGGACAGGTAACAAAAGGATTCATTACTGGGGTCTTGGCAGTGGCGACTGCGGCAATTACCGCAGTGGCTGCGCTGGGCGGACTGGGGCTGAATGCCGCCAGCACAGCAGAGGGAATTGCCGATCTCTCGAACCAGACGGGCATTTCCGCCACGCGGATTCAGGAGATGAAATACGCGGGCGAGATCCTGGGCACGTCGCTGGATACGATCACAGGGGCAAATGCGCGGTTGATCCGCTCGATGGCGGGCGCGCAGGATCAAAGCGAAAGTTATGCTGAAAAAATCGCGGAAGCCGCAAGGGCCGGCAAGGACATCGAAGACATTGAGCTTGGCGACGGCGCAAAGGCTTTCGAGACATTGGGCGTTGCTGTCACTGACGTCAACGGTAACCTGCGCGACAACCAGACCGTTTTCGCAGAAACGATCGATGCGCTGGGACGCATCGAGAACCCCGCCGAGCGTGATGCGCTGGCGATGCAGATATTCGGCAAGAGCGCGCAGGAACTGAACCCGCTGATCAAGGCGGGCGCGGACGAGATGGCGCGGCTGAGCGAAGAAGCCCACACGATGGGCGCTGTGCTTTCCGAGGAGGATGTGGCGGCCGGGGCTGCGTTCCAGGATCAACTGGACGGGCTGAAGATGGGATTTCAGGGCGTGCTGGCTCAAATCGGGCTGGCGTTCATCCCTGGGCTTTCTGGCATTGCCGACCAGGCGAAAGGATACCTGGGCGAGCTGGTGGGCGTGGTGCAAGGCTCAGGCGGCGACGTGGGCGCAATTGCCGATGGGTTGGGCGGTCTGCTGGGCAGAATCGTGACGGACCTGGCTGCGCAGGCTCCGCAGATGTTACAGGTTGGGCTTGGGTTGATCCAGAGCATTATTGGTTCCATCACAGGCGCGCTGCCGACCTTACTGCCCGCGGCGACGTCGTTGTTGACCTCGCTGATCCAGTTCATTGTTTCGAACCTGCCATTATTGATCGGCGCAGGCGTGCCGATCCTGCTGGCTTTGGTGGACGCCATCGTCACCAATCTGCCGATGCTGATCGATGCGGCTTTGCAGGCAATCATTGCGCTTGCGAATGGTCTGTCTGAATCTCTGCCCACGCTGATCCCTGCGATCGTGGAGGCGGTGATATTGATCGTCAATACGCTGGTGGAGAACGTGCCGATGCTGGTGGATGCAGCTCTGGCGTTGATCCTGGGACTGGCTGAAGGATTGGTGGCTGCCATCCCGATCCTGATCCCTGCCATTCCGCAGATCGTACAGGCAATCTTTACAGCCCTTGTGGCGGCGCTGCCCATGATCGGACAAGCGGCCGTGAAACTATTACAAACCCTGGCGGGCGGCATCGTTGCAAACCTGCCACTGATCGGCTCGAGCGCTGTACAGCTGGTGGATGCCCTGGTGCGCGGGATCAATAACCTATATTCGTCCCTGACCAGCGTTGGCGCGAATATCGTAAAAAGCGTGTGGGACGGCATTGTGGCAAACGCTGGCTGGTTCTTCGACCAGATCGGCAGCTTCTTTACCGACATCGTCGATACCGCAGAAGAGGCGCTTGGAATCGCCTCGCCCTCGAAGAAAGGCAAAGCGATCGGGCGGAACTTCATGGGCTCGGTTGCGGTAGGCGGCATGGAGGCGATGCAGGAGGTCGAGCGCGTGTTTATGGGCATGACGGGCAACCTGGCGGTTGCGGCAGCCAATGGATTGAGCGGAGCACAGAGCAATGTGAATTCAACTTCAAACCGCTTCGATATCTTCGGCAACGTGATCATGCAGGGCAGCACGACTCCTGAGAGCTTCGGTTCGGAGTTGATGGCGAAGAGGTATTAGCTTTTAGCGATTGGCTAGTTAGGTGAGACATGCTTATTACTGTAAAGACTTTCGACGGGCATACTTTGAACGATACCGATTATCAGGCGGTGTTGTTGAACCCGCATGGATCGACGAGCGCCAACCCCGTATTCATCGATCAGTCCCAGGCGGACGCAGTGGATGCAGGGACCTATACCGTCGATAAGCGGCCGCTGACGCTGAACATCAAGGTCAGGGACTATGCGGACCGCCATGCGTTGATCGCGCAGCTGAAGACCTGGTTCAAACGCGGGACGCGAGGCACGCTGGTCGCGACATTTTCCGACGATGCAACCGATTACCAGCTGGATTGCCGCGTGACGAGCTTTGTGCCAAACCCCGACTTTGCCAACCACTTTACAGTATTGCTGGAAACAGGAAACAGCGCGTGGCGGGCTGTGACAGCCACCACAGAAACCACATGGGTGGTGACAGGGACAAGCGAGACGCAGACCATCGCCGTGGGTGGAAAGGACGAAACGCTTCTGAATTTGAGCCTGACAGCTGCGGGAGGTCCTGCAACTGGATATCTTTATCAGCGGCTGTACCAACTGCCAAATACGTTGAATGTAGAGCATGGGCTAATTCCGTGGTGCATTACCCTCGACACAGCTGCGCTGGTGACTGCTGGAAAGATGCAAGCCGACTGCGATGACCTGCGCGTCGTAGACCTGAATACAGGTCAGGAGCTCAAGCGCTGGATCGATACCCCGAACAATGCCTCGACGAAGGTATGGATCAACCTGAACCTGAAGAAGGGGTTTTCGCTGACACTATTGACCGCTGTCGCATCGAGCGGGACGCCAGCCTATTTGCAATTTGCGGTCACCACCGACATGAAGACGCGGATCTCACAAATGCCGAAGTCGGGCATTGTCTATCATGGCAACGAATGGTTTGCCTATACCAACACCGATGTTGTGAACTGCCGACTGACACTCAGCACACGCGCATTATTCGGCACAACGATGGAGGCACATGCGGGAGGAGTGACCTTTGCATACATCCAGTATCCGCTGTTGATCAAGTATGGAAACTCTGCCGTTGCGAGCCCTGCGTCAACGGATGCAAGCTATGACATCGACAAGCCGCTGATCAACCTGAACAGCTCAACAAATACATCCTGGGTTTGGGATAGCACGACAAAATTCTACGACCCTGACAATCCCAATCGAACGGGTGGATGGATATTTGGCGCGAAAGCGCTGGGACCGAACTCGAAGACATTCAACATCAAACAGGATGCCGCAAGTGGAGATCCCGCACTTGGTTTCAAGGTTGTAAGTTATATCATCGGTTCCGTCTGGAAGCCAGAAACGTTTGACCTGCACGCAACCATATATCGAGCCTGTGGATTCACGTCTGTCTCGATGACTGGCGATAAATATCGATCAAACGCAAACTGGCCAACAATTGCAGCCTTGTACAGGATCACAGCACAAAACGCGTATGTGCAGTTATGGAACGAGACGCTTCCAGCAACTGCGGCAACCTGGACTGCGTGGACGCACAACAGCGTCAGTGTCGCCACCTACACACCACGGCTGGGCATATATTTCTATGGAGGATATCCAGGGGCTGCGAACGCCTATGCGGTGTTCGAGGCTTTGACATGCACTGCGGTTGCGGATTCGAACTATGTTCCAACTGGGACCCTGTTGAGCGAAACAAATGCCTATCCATTATCCCTGGTCCTCGAAAACATCACAGACGCCGTCTACAGCGATGCGCTCATTCTTTCGTACATGATGCTGATCAACAAGACCTTTGTCATCGATGGCGAGCAAAAAACAGCCACCTACGACGGCGTCAATGCGCACAGCGCGATCGCACTGGACGATGAGAGCCGCTCCGCGTTCATACGATTGAAGGGAAATGCCACGAACACGATCCAGATCTCAGGCGCAGACCTGGGGACGCTCAATGTGGTGATGAGCTATTACCGCAGGCGGTTGTAATGAGCAAAGTCAAGGTGCTGGATTTGAACAATTACAGCGTTGGGCAATTCGACGCGATCGTCCCATCTCTGGCATGGTCCCTGAACGGGCATCCCAATGTTTCAGGCGGGGGGAGCTTTGCGCTGAAAATACCCGATGAGGTTGCCGCGCAGTCTTGGATCAATTTCGGGCGAATGGTGGTCATTGAGCCAGACGATCTGCCAGCCTATATTGGCATCATCGATACTCCATGGAGTGCAGTGTCACCCGTGACCATGACCATCTACGACCCCGAATACCTTTTTGCCATTCGGGTTGCGGAAAATGCGCCAGTAAAAATCTCTGGCACCGTTGGAAAACTGATCGGCGATTATGTCAACGGTTTGAACTCGCAGGAAAATATGTTTGTGCGAATGGGAAATATCGGCGATGTGGATGCGTCAAACCGTGAAGAGACCGTTGACACGCGGATGCTGTGGGAGCAGTTGAAGGCATTATTGTCCAGGTCCGCCACGGAACTGGTGTTTCGGGCCGGGCAGGGCGCAGACGGTCAATGGTATGTGTACATAGACATTGCCAGAGCCATTGGGATCGACACCGATTACCTGCTGAGCGAAGGGACGAACATGAAGGTGAATGGCGCCATAGTGCGCGGTGAAATCTATAACCGCATTATCGGCATCAGCAGCCAGAGCACGGCAGCCAGCAGGCTACAGACTGAAGTGCTCGAGAATACAGAATCAAAAAACGTCTATAGGATGCGAAATAGGTTCGTCCAGTTCCGCGACGTTACGATGCGCAGCACACTGGATGCCTATACCAGCAATTCACTGTCTGCATCGAGGAAACCTTATCTGGAACTGGCTGTGAGCGTGGAAAATATCGATCATTCGTTTTTGCGCATGCGTCCTGGAAACCTGGTAATGGTGCATTCGACAAATATCATCCTGCCAGGCGGTAAACGTGGCTGGCGGGGGAAAGCACGAATTACAAAAATGGTGTTCGCAGAAAGTACAAATACCGTCAATATGACCCTGATAGGAGACCTATAGC